TCTACTTTTTACCCTACTAATTGCAGCCGTATAACGAGACATGCTATCAGACATATCTGTTACTGTGTTACCATCTTCGGAGTTAGATTGTGCGTCAACATTTTCTGTTGAAGCAGGCGCTGATTTAGCATTTCCAAAGTAACTTTCTTTAATAGTAGTTAACTTTTTCTTATACTCGTCTGCACCTTCGTAACTAACATCTTCAATTAATGATTTTAGTTTCTCAACCTCTGTGTCAGCAAGACCAGAAGTTACTTCGTCTAAAATTTCATCTTTTGAAAATTCGTTAATTTGTTTTTTCATTTCCATTGATTTCTCAGTTGTTTCGTTCAACTTAGCTTTAAGCTCTTCAACTTCCGTTTCTTTAGCTTCAAGTACGTCATACTTTTCATCTGGTATATCAATGTAATGGTCTTCAAATAATTGTTTTAAACCACCAATAAAGTCTTCAGCAATTTCTCCCTTGATACCTTTTTCAATAGCAAGTTCGTTTTCTGACATCCATTGTTCAACAACATAGTTCAAGTAGTTATCAACTTTGTTTGTTAAATCGTTTTTGAATGTTTCAGTTGCTTCAGATAACTCAGCAGAATACTCATCTTCTAATCTGCTAATCTCAGTTTTCACTTTTGATTTAACAGCAGCTTCAAAGATAGTAGCAGCTTTGTCTTTAAAAGTTTCAGATAAAGTGTCATCACCAGAAACTAGAGCAGCAACATCTTCTTTAACATCAATGTCTTTAACTCTTTTTTCCATTTTTTCTTTTTTCTCTTTATCTTCTTCGTCAGAATTTTTAGCTTCGTCCATGTCTTTTTCATCTTCGTCGCCATTCATAGCAGCCATCATTTTTCCGTATGAAGCGGCTAATTCTGATTTTTTCTTTTTGCCCATTGCGTCATACATAGCTTGGATTATACCTGCTTTTGTTTTCGGCATTTCAGACATTTCTTTTTCTTTATCGTCTTCTTTTTCATCAGCGTCATCATGTTCAGCTGCTTCTTTTTTTACTTTATCGTTTTCTTTTTCGTCTTCAGCATTCAATTTTTGCATTGGTTCTGCTGGAGATGCACCTTTCGTAGGAGCTGACGTATCTTTTTTAGCTTTTTTTGCATGGTCAGTTGAACTTGCGTCTGTTGGAGAAGTCACTGCTTTTCCGCCATCTTCAAAATCACCCATTTTCTGCATTGGCTCAGCTTTACCTGCGCCTGCTTTTGGAGCGTCTGCACCCTTAGGAGCTTCAGAAACGATTGTTTTATTTTCTTCCATTTTTAACTCTCCTATAAGTCAAAATTAATTAATTAATTTGCGTACTACTATTTATTATTTTGCGACTTTTCGCATAAATTTTTCAAAAGCAGCGGTTTGTTTTTCAGCTAACTCAGAACTACGAGCAGCTTCAATTTCTTGTTGTATCTCAGAAATATCTTTTTCTTTAACGATACCATTGTCCCATACCCACTCTTTACCTTCCATAACACCTTGTACAAATGCTGATGGAGCAGATGGATCTGCTACAATGTCGGCAGCAGTTGCTAAGTAAAAGTCTGATTTTACATAGTTAGTACCGCCTTTATTCTCCAAAGAACCCATGCCCCTTGACGAAACTCCTAGTTGTGCGCCTTCGTCTATCAAAGACTTCACAATCTTACCATAAGGTGTATCAGTCACTTTTGCTTCGCCAATGTAGTTACCTTTGCCGTCGCCTTCTAATGATGTAATTAAGTGTGATACTCTCTCTAAGTTTACAGTTGGTCCGTCAGGATGTCCTAACTCACCAAATGCTCTCTTTTTATTGATAAATTCTTTTCTATATCTGTTTACTTCGTTTTCTAAAACTTCCATAGGATAAACACGACCATTACGGTTCTTAATATTCGCTTGCATGAATATCCCCTTGATTTTGTGTGACTTTTTGCCGTTTTCGTCTGCTTCTGCAATCAACTTAACGTCAGTAAGTTCCTCTGTAATTAGTTTCATATGTTTATTCCTTTAGTCCTATTTATGTTATCGCACCTCTAAAATGATAGAATAACTGTCTCCGTTAACGAAATTATGCGTAGAGAACAATATATCACCTGTAGGTGTACCTGCGTTGTTAGCTATTTGTATTGCCGGCGTCTGTAAATCTATCGTGCCTTGACCAGATAAAAACAGCGCCGTTGCGTTAGTAGTTCCTTCAAATAGGATTTCTACGGACCCTTTTGGGTCCGTAGTGTTTACACTATAAATCACTCTAGCAATTTTAGTAGAAGTTGACAAGTGATTTAAGTTTGCACTTGTCATCTTCTCTACTAAACTCTCTCCTGTACCATCAGATTTGTTCGTAAACTTCATTACAGTTTTAGAACCTGCAACGTCTGTTATAGTTTGAGTTGATACTGTATCAGCCATTATCTAGTCTGTCCTGAGGCAGTATAACCTTTAGTCTTTTTAACTTCTAAAATAAAAGTACCAGTCACAGCACTTGCGTTAGTGATAACAATATCACCTGTTACGCCAGAACTTTCTGGGTTTGTTATGTTTGGTTGCTTTCCATGATAACCGTACTCACCACTACCATGTAGTGATATGCCGTGGTCATCTGTACTTGCGTCAAATTCTATTGCAACATCACTTGTTGCTGCCGTTGTATTCCATTTTATTGAACTAATGTCTAGTGTTGGGTTAGATGAATGTCCTCTCAATGCACTTGCGTCAATAACTTGTACTGCGTCATTTGTTGCATTGTTGATTTCAAACATGACCACATGTCTAGTCTCACTATCAACTAATGTTCTTTTGTTTACTACCGCCATTTCTACTCCTTTTTGTTTATATGGTTATGCCAGTTTCTTTTTTGAAATAGGCTACGATATCTTTTATTTGTACTTTGTACTTCTTAGTAACATCTTTCATAACTTTACTAAAATTCATTAACACCTTACCAGGTGCTTTTTCCATCTGAGCATATACATCATCTACCGCCTCTTTTGCTTTTGGCGCTAGTTTCTTATAGACTGGTGACCTTCTATGGTCTGTTTTTTCAGTCGTCAATTTCCGTAGATTGCTCAGCGTTATCATTCTTTTCTGGTTCCTTTGCCATGATTGTTGACGCAACGTCTTTACGCTTGTCATCTAATTCAGTTCCTACTTTATCTGATAAAGCAGATTTAAAACTTTTTTCAGCACTTAAATTATCGCCTTTTTCCAAAGCGTCAATCATATCTCTTGTTGGGTTAGAATTGTCCATCATCTTCTCCTTCTGGTGGCGCTTCCGCCTCCTTTTCTTTTTCTATTTTTTTCTTTTCTTCGTCAATGTCAATGTCAGTCATTTTTAAAATGTTCTTCATTGCCCACTCTTTAGAATAAATGTTACTTATCATTTCACTATCTTTCAAGTTACGATAAATTTCCATTCTTTCTTTAAACATTTCTGCTTCTTTTATTTCAGCATAGTAACCGTCATTTACATAGTTGTATCTGATTGTTCTTGCTAAACTGTTTTCCCAATCTTCTATTGTAACAATACCTTTTAGTATTAATTGTGTTTTCAATAAATCATGGAATAAAGCATTAAATCTTGTTCTTAGTCTATCAACAAATTTACTAAACTTTAATTCGTCTCTATTAATCTCAGTCGCTCTACCCATATTGAAACTACCTTCAGCTTCTAATCTGGATACAGGAACATTTAATGACTTGTAAAGTTTCTTTTGAAAGTATTTGATATCTTCTACTTCACCTAAGTTAGAACCACCTGGTAGTGTAGTAATTTCTGTACCTCTACCACCTTCTCGTCTTGGTAACCAGAAGTCTTCTAACATAGACATGTATTGTCTATCGTCTCTTATTTCACCTGTACTTGCGTCATATACAAGTTTGTTTCTATATCTGTTCATTACATCTTTTAGGTATTGCTCTGCTTTTGCTTTTGGTAAGTTACCTACATCAATGTAAAATATTCTTCTTTCAGGCGCTCTGGATATTCTGTATATAACAATACTATCTTCAATCATTCTTAATTGATTGACAGGTTTAATCGCCTTATGCAAATGTGATAGTATCATGTTTCTTTGTTGGTCAATCATTCCTGACGGACAGAAAGCAATACTATCTTTACTAATTGCTAAACCTTGTGTTGAACTTGCTCCCGGTTGTACACCTTTCTCATTGTAAATATAAAATTCTTCAAAATCTACAACTGGTGGTGCGTGTTGGTCTTTAGGTTTAAAAGTTTGTTCGCCCTCAGTCTTCTTAGGTTTACGAACTTTCTTAATTTTTCTAGGATCAATATATCTTAATTCAGTAATACCCGCTTTTATATTTTTAGGGTCTATTATCTTATGATATACTATTCTGCCATCAACATACCATCTACGAAATATGTCATGTCCTTTTTGCTCAAATTCCAATAACGAAAGAATATTATTAAATTCTTCTTCTATCTTTTTTTTGATTGGTGTACCAAAAGGTACGGTATGCATGTTTAACCTGATTGTTTCTCTATTGTCATCAATTACTATACCTTCATTGATAACATCTTCAATCGCTTGGTCACACTCAGGTTGCATAGCAACCTCTCTATACCTTCTAATTAAATCTGCTTCGTTGTTTACTTTTCCCTCAATATCTAAGTAAGTACCATAATGACCACCACCCATAATCGTTTGAACGCCATCATCAGCTGATGGTGCTGTAAACGTTTGACTAGTTGTCTTGGTGCTTGCTCTTTTGATTTCAAAGCCAAAAAATTCTGCCACTACATTCTCCTTTTCATTATCTTTTATTTCTATTTATAGCGGCCCGGAGACCGCTATAAATTCACAACATTATGTTGTAGTGTTACTTTCCCAGTATTG